CAGCACATCATTTCCCAAATGCACAAAGACATCGGATACTATGAAAGCCACCGCAATCACCACCCAGTAGCCAGTTTTCTTCACAATCCCCTTAAGCCCCGCACTGGAACTCTCCGTTTTCCTCCTCCGGGAACGATACCAGCCAGTAAGCCAGTCAAAAACATTCATAACCAGATAAGCCACAAAAACATACCAGTAAACTCCAAAAATGGCACTCAGGACCGCAACCACGGCCCCCACCGTCAGATTATAAGTATCAGTAAACGCATTCATGAAACACCATCCTTTCCGCTGCGCACCCGGCGCAGCTAAATTTTTTTATTTTAACCTTTTCCATATATAACAAGTGATATATGGCGGCATAATATCCATATCCTGTGCCCCTCCTGTATTCTCTGTAGTTGTCCTATTCCCTTGAAATGAATGAATATGGCTATTTGATGTAAAGGAATGACTGTGCTTGTTAGATCCTGTATCGTGTATGTCTGTTGTCATATTTTCCCCTTTTTTTAGTAAATCAACGCCTACAACACTGCCTGCCGTTGATATAGGCTGCACATAGGTATCTAATGAACGTATTGTATAACCATACTTATGAGTGTGTTCCGCTTCTCCTATCTCACCTGTAACTGCAGTACCCAGCAGTCTCCCTTCCGGCGTATAACCATGGCTGTGTGCAGGAAGGTTAGAAACCTGTATCTGCTTTTTCTTGCTCCCTCCCATTTTTTCCTTTGCATTAAATTCCACATCATCTGGATTGATTCCAATAATTGTTCTTCCTATTGCAAACTGTACCCATGTTCCGCCAAACAAATTACCTGGATTGACATTTGATGTACTCATATAAATTGCTCCTGGCGGATATACGATATCTGCTATATTCTCCAACTGCTCCTGTAGTTTTGTAATATTCTCACTTGCCTCACGCACACCATCATCCATAATCTGCAAATTCTCCGCAGTAATCAGAGTGCTGTCAGAGGGATAATTTTTCCACTTTAATCCTTTATATTCCATCATTCCCTCCCAACATATCTGTTAGTTTCTCAATAGCCCCATCTTGTGCTTTCTGCCTCTCCTCCAGGGCATCAAGGCGCAATTCCATCTCCGGCAGTTCCCGGAGCCGGAACTCTGCCAGGAACTTCCCCTCCTCCGTTTCCTCGTAGGAAACGCTATAAAGCACGCAGTGCTCATACTCCCCATACACCTGCCCGGCATCATCCGTAAACTGGAACAATGACAGGTTCTCCTTCGTGAGCGCCTTCCTGGCATCTTCAATCCCTTCCAGGGAATCCAGTTCCATCCTGATTGCCTTGGAAACAGTGCCGTCAAGCACCGCAAATTCCCTTCCATCCTTCAATCTTAACTTCATATTTCCTTCCTTTCTGCTGAATATCAGCATAAATATAGGCCTTGCGGCCTGTCAACAGTTACAAACAAATGCCCAACTATGGAAAAAACGAGGGTTTGTCCCAACGTTTAAGTTTTGTGAGTATTGGGCAGTACGGTGGTCATATTGTGGGCGCAGGTAGTCAGCGAAACATATTCACATCATATATACCCAGAAATGGAGCGGCACTTGTAGCTTTTATGCTAGGTGATTCGCTTCAATGCCTGATATATTTACGCCGGGATGCCAGTGGATATGCAGTTTCCTTCGACAAAATAGTTGGTATTGCAAACGTACAGTCTCATGCCTATATTGATGGAACTACTGCATTTTCGTGTACGTCAGACACTGATAATGTCCTTCAGCTGCTTGTACTGTAAATTAAATGTTAATGACTTCCATGCGGTTGTATTCTCTGGCAAGGCTGAAAACAGCAGCGCCGGACCCATTATTATGCAGCGCCAAATCTAATTCACGCACCTGTACATGGAAAAGCCATACTCCTTAACGCCCTCCATATTGGGATTTTCACTGCCCCACAATCCTATAATGCCACTTTCGTGTAGCTGTACAAGATAGGTCATGTTATGGAAATCCACTGTACCGGCTGGCCTGTATTTTTCCGGGATACGTATGCTGTAAGGGGCTGTATCCCATGTCAATCCGGCCACGTAATGATATATGTGCGCTATGCAGTACTGGCCAACTCTGATGAACATAATGTATGCGCTATGGTATGGGATATTGATTTCAAGATAATCACTGCATAACTGGGACAAACCCTCGTTTATCCCAGAGATCTCATCCTGCAATACCTTCCCCTGCCTGGCATCCAGCGCATACCCTGCATTGGTCGTGACAAGGTTATTCGCCACGCATGACACCATCAGCGTTTTTTCCCAGTCTTGCCAACGACCCGTGCTGTCCCCACTTCTGATAAAGAAATCCCTTCCATAGTTCGAGATAGCAATCTGGCTTATTTTGTCTGCATCACTCTTTGTTACAGTAAGGCTCCAGTATTCATAAGTCGTCGGGGCATTCTTGTTGGTAAACATCATGTACACCCCGGGAGTCGTCATGGCGTTAAAGTCACCTCTGGCTACGGAGGAGGAAATTGGAAACGCCCCGATATCTTCCGCAGATGGCTTATCTTCCAGATCATTGTAGCTTCCGGAGAATGCTACTTCTTTTAAATCACTGAAAAACCTGCCGATCTTGCCGAGTGCATTTTTCAATTTTTCTCCCGGTACCAGGTTCTCCCTATCCTTCGGCATACTATATCTTGGAGCGGCTATATCAGCCACACACCTGTTCATCTGCCTTTTATCCCCGGTATAAGGCACGAACTCCGGCACCGCCCGCTTCCCCGGGGAAATCATTGGCCAGATATCCGCTGTAATCCTGCTCTCCCCCTCCTTCCGTTCCAGGCGGTACTCTGTTACCACTGCTCCCTCCGGCAGAACCGCACCGCTGGAAATCTCCACCCGGTGCTCCGTTCCGTCCAGGGCATAAATCACAAGCACATCCGCAGTGTCAGAAGATGCCGGATATGTATACCCGCCCTCTGGGAGCGTGATTTCCCCGCTCCACACAGTGACACTTGCATCCGGCACACTGCACCCATAATTGCCATTGATGCAATGTGTTCCCCCAGTAGATGCAGAATAGCTGAAATCCGCTATGTGGAGCAGGTTACAGGTAAGTTCATTTTCTGTCCTCATCATGAAATCATTTATATTTGTAAAATTGCCATCTGCCCCCGTAATATAATGCTCCATTTCCTGTTGGACATCTAAAATCTTATCAAAAATTCCACTTACCTGTTCTTTTGTCAAGCCTGTTGACTGTAAGCATATATCCTTATACTCCCTTGCCAAATCAGCAATTTTTTCTGTAGCATCCTGCGATGCAATCACCTTATTCAGCAACTCTTTTATTCTTTCCTCTGCCCCTGCGCAGCCGCTCTCTGACTTCTCACAGGCTGTCACCAATGCTTTCAATCCCAAGTACTCATTGACAGATTCCATTACATTATCACCAAATAAAGAATCATAAACTACTATTGCAAACTGGGAAGAACTGATTTCTTCATTGTTCCTATCCATAAGCACCAATTCGCAGATTACCTCCCCCGCAGTAGCTATTGTTTGGTTAGTAACTTCATAATGAATTTCATCACCGTCAATAACACAGTCATTATAAAATATTGTTCCGTCCGGCTTTACCCCACGGATGTTTGCTATCAGAATATTTTCCAGGGTGTAAATTTCTCCTTCATTCATAAGCGTGAAATGAAGGGTTCTTGTATTTGTATCATTTCTTTTCATTGAGACAGATTTGTTAGCAGTCTGCCTCCCCAAATCTAACGTAATATGATTTATTACATCGTTCCTCATGTCTTTCCTCCTTTCACTCAGCATAACAGAAGGGGATACATAATGTACCCCCTTTTTATTTAGTCATATTTTTCTTTATTCCATCTGAGGTAATCCTCCTGGCCAAAAATCTTTTTTCCATCCACACGCAGCATATTCAGCAGACTGATAATCCTCTGCTTTTCCGAAGCATCGCCCTCTTGGTATAATTTCTTATACACACTGCTGATGGAACTTTTCATCGAGGAAGAAGATTTGTTCTTGGCTTTAAGTTTCTCTTCCGTGCTTGCGGCACTTTCCATGTTATGTTCCCATTTCACCTGGTACATTTCATCTATCATTGCCTGGGCGTCATCTAAATTCCCGTCCTCCAGCGTTTTGCATATATCCTTCCCGGAATACTTAAGCCTCCATCTGTAAAAGTCCTTGTCATCAAATATTCCCCTGTCATTTATCGTGTATCGTGAAATGGCTTCCCGAATATTCAGCCGTTCTGCTTCGTCCCCATCAGCATAAGCATCCTTATAAACATCCCGAAACGCCTGTTTGATGCCCGTGCTCCTGTCCTTTCCGTTTTCCTTTCCGGTTTCGATAATCTCATCTATGATTTCCTGCACATCACCCCCATTCTGCAGTGCATAGGCAAGATCGTCTGTACCGTATATCCCTTTGCTTGTCTCTGGAGATTCCCCCTTCTTTTCCGGGAATAATTCTTTTTCCTTGGATTCTATCGCCTGCAGCACTTCATTCTGGCGGAAGCCATCTGCCTTTATCTCTTCCACCTTTTTTCTGTACTCCTTGAAATCCCCTCCGTGATGCAATCTGGCCGCATCCTCAATGCGCCCGTCATTCTCCTTCAATGCCTCTCTGATTTTTCCATCAATCTGTTTCTCTGTGCGTTCCCCATTATCCAGGGCATCATATAATTTTTCCCTGGTTACTCCCCCATCTTCATATGCCTCTTTCGCTACTTTTTTCGCTTCATCCGTTTTATAAATGTCCTCTATCCTCCAGTCCGCTAATCGGCTAGTGACGGCATCCGAAAGTTTCTTTACGTTTCCCAGAGGAATGCCAAACATTTGCGCAGAAATGTCTACTGCGGAATTAAAATTCTGCAAAATTTTTCTCATTGCTGCATGTTCCTCCTCTTCCGTCCCAGTCTCCCCATATTCATCTATGGCATTTCTTAAGGACACTAATTTCTCTGCCATATCTGAAATGCTGGAAACAACCGATACTTCTACGCCAAAGTAAGTATCCCCTGTCACTATTTTTGATACTGCCTCATAAAGTTCAGAGCCAAAGACAAAAGAGCCGGCAATGGAAGAGAATGTATTGTTAATCATATCCATAAGGATATCCTCGTCATCATCCTCCCGGTTGAGAAGTCTTTTTGCTGCCAGCGTCATCGATGCAAATGTCACGGCAGAGGCCAGCTGGCTTGTCACCCCCAATACAAACCTATTCCTTGCGTCTTTCAGGGATTCCTTTGTGCATTTTCCCTCTTTGTACAATCTTCTTTTAGTGCAGAACTCGGCAGTTGCATCATAAAGAATATTAAAGTTCTGCATCGGCTGGGTCTTGAACATGAAAAGCGCCTTCACCAGTGCATTTGGATTCCTGCTGATGTCTGCCTGCTGCGTCACGTCATACATTGGCTGTGTATTTAAGACTGCCTCATTAAATAACTCTGCAACCTTTTCATAATACATATCAGAACCCGCCTTCAAGCTCTTATTTTCCTTTTTCACCTTGCTTTCTGCCGCATACCATAAGGACCCTACAGTTGCCTCATCCACTTTTTCAATCCCTTTCAGAAAACCTTCGGCAAACTGTTTTAAGACCGGAATCTTTATTTTTGTCCTGCTCTTTTTAATATCCATCAATTCACTGTCAAATGCCGCATTTGTCCTGTCCCAGAAGAGAGGTGTATATTTTCCTATCTTTTCAAAATCTGTCTTGATTTTCTTTTTGGAAGTAAATTCTGAAATCAGGTTGATTCCAAAATGCGGCAGGGCTTTCAAAATTGGCCGCCATCCCAGTGTTGCGGCAGCAGTCGGCAATGATGCGGCCTGTTTAATCATAACAGAAGGGTTTCCTGTCAGAACTGCCTGGGCATAATGTCCCCGCAATTTCATAAAAAAATTGCTCTGCCCATTGAATCTGCCCCCCTGCACATCTGTAAGGAAATTCTTTATATAGGTTTTTCCCTCCTCTCCCCACACGCTTGCCAGCGCATTAGATACGCTGTCCTCATAGCCAATCATAGAGGTATTATATATCTTATTAAAATTCCTCACAGGAATGGCATATCCGGCATAACTGCCCACATTTTCCGTATGCCTTTCTATTACGTCAAAAATGGATTCCAGATTTACGGGATTCCTGGCACTGACCCTCTCCTTCAAAATCCCCATGCCTTCTATTGTTCCATTGGCAATCAATCCAGAGACCTCACTTTTGATAAAGTTCTTGTCCGTGGATATCGGGAAATAATTCTTCACTCTGGCAATTTTATATCCTTTCAGGTCTAATGATGTATCATTGATTTTTTTCCCGGAATACTCATGGAAAAATTTCTTTGACACAGACAGGAGTTTTTTCTCATTCTCTGTCATATTATCATTGCAGAATTTCAGTATCTTTTTTCTGCATTCCCTTTCTATCCCCGCTCTATCCACATTGCTGTCACCGAATGCTGCCACATCAACAAGACGCAGGACAGTCCCCCGGTCATATGCCTCTGCCATTTTCCCTTTCCTGTACAGTTTCGCATCAGGTATCCGAATCCCGCCCCAGATGACATGTTTTGTATTGCCCTTATTCTCCATATGCATGGCAAGGCTTAGCATCATGCTTCTGGGAATCATCACCGGATCCCCGAATTTATCTACATATCCTGCCAGCTGTATCCAGTCGCTCTCCTTCTTGCCGATGGTGCGGTTTATTTCTTTTTCATTGGAAAGCACGCTGTCAAACATTTTCTCCACTTCCATCTCAATCTGCTTCTTCTTGATAGAACCTTGGTTGAAATCGTCTGCCAGTTCCACCATAATAGAGCCATCCCGATAACCTGTAAGCCTTTTCATTTCTGTCTTAAACTTCATTGGGGAAAGCCCCTGCTTCGTCATTGTCTGCAATAGCCCATCTAACGCTTTTTCACTTTTTTTGTCCCTATTTACATCCCTGATAATTGCAATCTCCTTCTGTGCCCTCTGATATGCCTCCTTAGACTTGTTCTTTCCAATGAGTTTTGTTGCATTGATGATCTGCTCTTTCACCGCATTCATTGTCTCATACACCTTCTTTAGTTCACTGTAAGAAAGTTCCTTCAAAGTCCGGTTTTGAAACTCATTCTGCAATTCCTTAATCTGCGCATATAAATTATGGTCGAACATATCATCATACTTTCCCATTTTTTCGCTGTCCGGCTTTATCGTCTCGTAAATATCCCGCAGCTTAGACAGTTTATTTGCCATAACCTTATTCCCTCCAGCAACATCAACAGATGTGCACACGTCCATCACCGCCTTTATCATCCCCTCCGGTACATAGGATGTCTCTGTAGGGCTGGCTGTCTTTTTCTGCAGGTCACTCCACACTTTTCTGATTTTATTCCTAAGTTCCGTCTCCTGCTTCCTATAACCACGCTGGAGCCAAGTGGCATGGTTTTTAGCCTTTATCCTCGCAATTTCTTCCCGATGCGCTGCCTTTAATTCCTTTATCTGCCCATTGACACGGTCCAGTTCTTCCTGTATCTCCATTTCCCTGCCCGCATCCTTTTCCCTTCTGGACTGCTGCAGTTCATGCACAAGTGCCTGTGCCTGTTCCTTCAAATAATCCCTTTCTGCCAATAATTTCTGCTCCGTCTCCACACGCTCCTTTTGAATTGCCGCCTCCAATTCTTTCTTGACTTTCTTTTTGTAACTGTCTATCTTTCCATCCAGTGCCTTCTGCACTTTGTGATTGGCGGCATATTCCCCGAAATACTTCTTAAAGATATTCAAGGCCACATCATATGCCAGGTTTTCCCTTGCAGCCCCATCCACGCCATAATATTCTACAGGGGGTTTCATGCCCCGCACAAATTCCGACAGTACAATGGGCATCTCTGCCTCATTGGCATCTGGAGGCAGAATATTTCCGCTCTCCTTTACCAATTCCGACCATGCGCCTCTGTCTAATGTCACGCCATCCTTACGGAATTTCATAATATCTGCATTTCGGCTCATAAAATTTCTTACATTATCTGCAACAGCAGCAGCTTCTTCCCTCTGGCTTTCCGATAAGGAGATAGGCATCTTCCTTAAATACTCTATCATTTCCTCATACCGTCTCTGCATTTCCGGATCTGTGCTTCCTATTTCATCCACCACAGGCAACGCAACCTCCGTCATCACACGCACCATGTCCTCATAAGACACATGATCTGTGCTTTCCATATAGGAAAATACCTTTTCCAAATTGTCTGCCAAGGTATCCGCATCATACACTGACCCTGTCTCCTTGAGAATATCCCGGCTGATTTTCCGCACTGTTGCCTCATCAATTTCTTTTCCAGATTTCCTCATTGCCTCTACGCCCTCCTGCAATATGGAAGCCGTCTCTGCCAGGCCGGATTCCTCGTTCATGATCTCCTCCATCCAGGCAAAATCATCTTCCTTTGAAGAGAATAAAGAACTCCCATCCATATCTTTCATGGAAAATTTCATATTTTCCCACTTGTAATTCAGCGTCTTCTGTAGTAGACTAAAGATATCAGAGGAATTGTTGCCGTGGACTATTCCGTTTTCGGGCCCCACGGTCTTGAACAACAGTTCCTCGCTATTCGAGGAATTGTTGCTGCGTACTTCTCCAGTATTGGGGACCGCAGTCTTGAACAACAGTTCCTCTTTTTTGATGGACAATGCCTCATGCACGTAAAATCTTTGATTTTTATTATTGTCATTCCTCTGTGCAATTACCGCTGTCAGATATTCTTCCACATTTCCTTTCTTGTCTGTTATGTTAATTGGTGCGGCAATTACCACAGTATCATAGGAACGTCCCTTCCAATTCTTCTGATAGTCAATCACCTTCCCCTTTTCAATCACCTCCGGCACCGCTCCAAAGGTTATCGCCTTTATGCGTCCCACACCATGGGCAATATCATCCCGAATGCCTTTCCGGCTTAACTCCACATCGCCAATCACATCATTGTAAGCATTGTTGCCTTTCTCGGCAAAAAATGCCTCCACCTGTTCTGACAGTCTTTTTTCTCCCTTTGCAAAAAGCGTGTCCGGTATCGTGGCAACGGCATCCATCTCTGCCACTTCCTTACGGTTCGCCATGGCATCTTTCTGGATAGTGTCAGGAATTTCTTTCAGGGAGAATCTGATATCACTGCTGTCTGTCAAACTCTTTTTTGCCGAATTGACTTTAGTACGCTTATGCCAATCTTCGGTCTTTTTTATATCTTCTTTTTCTACATTCTGGCGCATCAGTTCCTGGATGCCCTCATACCATATATCCCTGGCCTCTGTGTATGTATCCACTTCCTCCTGGAGTATCTTTGCCACCCTGCTGCCCGGTGCATACTCCTGTATGGCAGACTTGATTTTTTCTATCAGGTCTGACACAATATCCACTAATTTCTGTGCCACGCTGGTATTGCTCTTTGCAAAATCCATGAACTTATCTGGATTGTCAAAAAAGGTCTCGGTCGTATCCGCTGCGATTTCCTCATGAATGACAGCAATATCCCCACTGCCTACTTTTCCCTTATACTGCTCCACGACAGAGTCATACTCTCCCTGCTCCTTCAAATTATTGATGATATAATCCTCAAAATTCTGATAATGCTCTGCTGCCGATTCCTTCATCATATGGGTAGTCTCGTGGGCAAGCACCGTCCTCCCCCTGTTCGTTGATTTCCTGCTAAGGTATATTTCTCCATTCTGGTACATTCCATTAGCACCGCTGCGGCCATTGCTGATGCTGTCCATAATATGTACTTTTTTTCCAAAGGCTTTTGCTATGGCATCCACTGCCTCCACTTCCCTAGCAGACATTGTATTTTCAGTAATCTTCGCCAATTCGTTTTCCCCGGCGAAATACATGTACTGGATAGCCTCCTGCCCTATCCTCTGCGCACGGATATTGAAAATATCCGGCCTTTTGGTAGTCTCCGCAATATTCTCTATAGGTACCTCATTGATTGCCGCATTCTTTACTGTCTCAAACACCTCCTGGTACACCTCCGGCGTCACGCTCCCTTTCCAGTTCTGCCGGAATACCTTCGCCGTATCAGTCTCCATCCCCTCTGCCATAGCATTGATTTTCCTGGCATTTGCCTCACTCATGTACTCACTCGTCATGCCTGTCCCATGCTTCCGTGTCCGCAGCATATCTCCACGGATCTCTGCCATCTGGCTCTCTGGCATGACGGCCGCCTCCTGGGCAAGTTTCCTGGCTATATCCTCTTCGGAGATGCGCACTGCCTCCCCGGCAAGTCCACTGCCTGTATCCTCCATGATGCCCGCCATATTCTCTACAGGCATTTCACCTATAGGATTTTCCTGCTCCTGAATTTCTTCCATCAGGCCAGCATCTTCTGACACTGATGCATCATTCATCTGCATTTCCGCTCCATTGTCCATGCCCTGATGGTTCTCCGCAGTACGGCTGTCTATATCAAATTCCTGCATAACTTGTTCCAGGGCTTCCCCGGCCGTCTTCTCCACAAAGGCATTCCCCTCATACTGGGATACCATATCCTGATATGCCGCCCTGGCTTCCTCTGCTGTGCCCGCATTGATGATGCTTTCTCCAATATGTTTTTCCGCAGCCACCACCATCTTGCCCGCATTAACCTCCGTTGCGTCCACCCGGTAACTGTCTGTAAAATCCTTTAAATCCTCCTCTTGATTCTCCGCATAGGAGAGAATGTCCTCCATATGCCCCTCTTCGGCATTTTCTCCAATATTCCTATATACCTTTTCTTCTATCTGATGGCTGACCACCTCACCCCCGGCAAACATCCCTCCGCTGATGGCACCTAACAGCCCCGAATACAGGCTTTCAGAAGACACAAATCCTTTCAGGCAGTCATTATCCTCTTCCATAGTAATATTGCGGAAAAGGGGATCCAGTGCATCCTGCAGGTATTCTTCCCTGCCCTCCTGAAACATTTTTGTACCAAGTTCCTTTGCCCCGCCATAGACAGCCTTGACTGTATCACTCTTTAATGCCTTGCCGATAGCATCATCTATTTTAGATGTGACCGCAGTCAAGCGTCCCTTTGACAGGTTATCTAATCCGCCCAGGACAATGCTTCCTCGCTCTTTTCCTCCCAATTTGCTGATGCCGCCAAGGGCATACTGCATTGTGGCTTCCGATAGCCCGCTGGTAATTCCATACGCCGCTGCCTGGGACTTTGCCACGCCATTTTTCCATTCCTCATTAAAGGTATTGCCTCCCGCTGATGCCCCCAGAAGCCCTGCACCCACAATTCCCCCCGCCGTCGGGGCCAGCGTTCCCACTGCTGCCGAAGCCACAATGGAAGGTATCATATTCGCACTGGTATTCACCACATCATACGCCATCTGCCCCAGGCTGTTGCCAAATACTTCCGGGCCTTTTCCTTTCAAGTCCTCCCGGTACATGGCACCCTCATACTGCTCTTTGGATGTTGGCAATGGGGTATCCGATTTTATGCCGTTGACAATGGCACGCCCTCCCTGCCTGAACTGGTCAAGTCCTGTTTCTACGCCTCCCAACACTTCCATGAATGTATTCCCCTTGAAATGCTCTGCATCCTTCTGTGCCGCCTTATAATTCAATCCTTCCGCAATATCCTTTAAATAAGCCTCTGCCTCCTCTTCCCCCTTTGTATTATAGATATAATTGTATAGCTTTACTTCATCATGGGACATTTCCTGCACCGCGGTATTTCCCTGGTCTGTATCCGTATGGAACATGCTGCTGATATAATGCCCGATGTCGTTTTCTCTCGGATCTCCTGCCACTTGCATTATCGCCCAATCATATTCGCTCTTTTCATCCTCTGTCATATCTTCCTGCTTCTTATCCCGGTATTTATCTAGAATATTTAATATCCGGTATGTATCACTCTGCCCCTTATCCAAGCCAAAGACTTTTTCAATGGCAGAAGCCTCTTTATCTTCTTTGTATGCAGACTTTTTCTCAAAATCCTCTGATGCGGCGTACTCCTGATACTTTTTTTCTCTCTGGTATCCTGCCCTCTTATTCTTCAATTCTCCTATCTGGCTTTCAATATCCCGCAGTTCTTCCCTTTGCTTTCCCCTTTTCACGGCATCATCCGCACTCCGGCTATTCTCTTCCAAGTATGCCTTTTTCTCTTCCTCACTCTTTCCAGCAAGTTCCTCTGTCATTCTGGCCAGTTCTGCATAATCTGCAAAATCCCCGGCTACGCCTGTTTCCTCTATTCCTTTTTGCTTAATCTTCTTGGTGTTATATAAATCCTCCAGCTGCTTTTCCACATCTGCAATCTTGTCATCCGCAGACATGCTCATATCCTGCCACGCCTGTTTTCTCTTCTCCTGCTGAATCCTTTTAATGGCATCCTCTGCCGCCTGTGCCTGCAGGCTTGGGTTGTCTTCCCCTGCAAGATTTCCCAGCACACGATTGACGGAGTTCATAATTCCTGTAGGATTTGTGTCACGGATATTCCCTCCAACAGTATCCTCCCCATTGTTTCCTGTCTTCTGGGAGGATTTTGTTTCCTGATGTCCATTTTTAATATATTCATCTAAATCTGCAAGAGAAAATATTTCTTCTTGGGCAACGCTGTTATCAGATTTTGATTCAGTTGCACCCTTATGACCATCTTCAATATACTTGTCTAAATCTTCTAAAGACCAGATACCACTTTTGCTGTCCTGTTCTGACACTTGTTTCTGCTTTTGCCCGGCAGATACCTGGTCAACAGGCAAATTATTTTGCCCCTGCTGAACTGGACTAACTGCCGTATTGCCCTGCCCCTGCTGTAGCGATGATTGGCTAACTGCCGTTCCTGCATGGCCATTTTCGATGTAATCATCCAAGTCCTTCAATGACCAGATTTTTGCAGAAGGGGTACTGCTGTCTGCCGTACCCCTTCTCTTTATCTCCTCTTCTTTTTTATTTTTTCTATGTAAAGACATAATGCGAATCCCTCCTATATTATTTTGGCAGCCCCGCCATCTCCAATACTGCTTGTATCTGCTTATCGCTATACTTTCCGCTCTTTCTCATGCCAGCAATATAATTTTTTGCTCTTGTATAGTCTCCTGCGTCTACATATTTTTTCACTGCATTCACTTCATCCGCATCCACATCTCGCAGAAGAGTGTTCTGTGATACATCCGTACCGTTAGTGTAGGATGAGCTGTTTGTGGAACTGCTGGAATGTTCACTGGTATTGCTTTTCTGCGAACTATTCGTTGTTTCCTTATTTGTTGCTGTCTCCTTGTTTGTTGTGTCTGATTCAGTATGCTCATTATTCCAATTTTTCGCTGTCTCATCATTCGTATTCTTTGAATATGACCAGTCTTTTGTATCTTCCTCAGAATGTGTTTTCTCGTCCACTGTTGTTTGTGTAGCATAGTCCTGTTGATACAGATAATCTGCCAGTGCCTGGGCATTCTGCAGCTGCGTCTGATATAGGCTGAGATTATTTTGAGATTCTGTGCCATAATCTCCCTGGGCATAATTCATGTACGCCAGAGCATTCTGCAGGTCATTGTTATACTGGTTATATTCCCTATCTTCCTGGGTTCCCAGTGCATTGAACTGGTTCAGTTTTGCCTGCTGGTCACTGTCATATTTCTGCAATGCCAGCTGATATAACTCTGGTATCTTATCATTTGCCTGACGCAGATAATCCTGATATGCCTGTGACCCTGCAGTAGTGGCATAGGAAGAGCCATATCCTCCCGTCAATGCTGACGCTGCTGCCTGGGTATTCATCATCGCTTCCTTTCCCTGCGCCGCATACTGATCCCTGTACTGCTGGTACATCGGGTCAGAGACAAAATCATAGGAAAATTCTTTCCTGTTTAATATGTCATTAAGCAGACTGTCTATCTGTTCCTTATAATTAGACTGGTAACTTCCTTTGTTTTTGTATGACTGCTCTGCTTCCAATTTTTTTGCATATGCCGCTTGGGCTTCCGGGCTTTTGGAATACTCTGACAGCTTCTTCCAAGCATCTTCTGCCGCAAGGGTATCATTGCTTTTCTCCGTGATATTCCTAGTTGTGGTTGTTCCATTTTTCCACCCAGCAGATTCATTATGTCCCCCGCCGAACTGTTCAGAACTCCCTTCGCTGTGAACTTTTGATCCCCCTTCACTATGGCTGTCCTGTTCGGTATGTGATTTCCCTTTCGTTGTTGATTTTCCTGTCGTTGTCGATTTCCCTTTCGTTGCTGACGATGAGGAACTATTTGAGGATGTATTGCTGCTCTGTGATGTTCCCGAACTAGATACATTCTTCTGTTTTACGAACCTCTGCAAATTCAGTTTCATGCCCTGCTCCTTTCTATTGATTCCTGCGGTACAGAAGATATTCCTCATTTCCAAACTGCACCTTCCTTACCATGCTCCATGTTCCATACGGCATCCCGCCATTGTCCAGCCCCTCCCGGCGAAGGATAATGCTGCCCACAGGCAGTCTCCCCATTTCCCGCTCTTCCTCCAGAAAACTGCTGTTCATATTTCTTCCATCAATATTCTGGAATGCCTTTTCCAGTTCTCTTGCCAGGGAATACAGATATGACACAATCGTATCAATCCGTTTCCTGGCATCCATTTTCCCATCCCGCAATTCCGGCAATTTTATCTGCATCACCACTCACTCCCCTGTTCTATTGTTTTTGCATAGGAAAACAGCCTGAATGCCCCCGTCCCCTCAAATCTGATTTTAAAATGGTCACACCTTCTGACCCTGATCGGGATTGTCAGGGAACGTTTTTTTATCTGGTTGATATCCAGCACCTTTTCCCATACTCCTGATGAGTCATACTGCATGTACACCCTGAAAACTTTTTCCACCTGCAGCCTCATGGTTATATTTGACACATACTTATTATCAGGCATGTCCATTCCCATTACATTTGTCTCTGCATACCAGTCAAATACCTCTTCCTCAGAACCCGACACTACCATGCCCGGCGTGAGTTCCCTTCCCGGTGCAATCACGCTTCTTCCCTCCGGGTAGGGAAATAGCATCCCCGGCACAATGACGGTATTCAGGATTTCCCTGTTTACCACCCCCAGGCAGTTATCCCCATCTATGTAATACAGTCCGCCTCCGCTGTTAGCAAATTCCCGGATACACTTTTCATCCTCCTTGTGCCACATCCCCAATTTCGTGTCATAGACAAAAATAACATGCCTCAGCCACACATTCTTCATGCAGACATAATATTTGTTGCACAGCACGCCTCCCACCGCCTCATCGTACTGCTCTGCCCCCAGATCATCTGATATCTCCTGGGGAACTGTGCCATCAAACCTGCATACTGCTTCTGGTGACTTGTAATATAAAACCTCATTTACAATGCACAGGCTCTTTTCACTGCCCTTCTGGCATCCCCTGGCCTTAATCGTTGTAATGGTGTAATTGGATGGTTCCGTTCCATAAATCTGATGGATGCAATTCTCTTTAAAAAAGTACACATAACCCAAATAAGGGATACAGCCTGTAAAATCCCCCTGGCTGCCCACTGTCACCGCATAGGAATCAGATGCCAGCCCCGCATAGCTATACCAGTTTGTAGGGTCTCCTAACCTGCAGGCGTAAATTTCATGATTTTCACTGGAACACCCCCATAGCCTGTTGTCCAATTCGCACACAAAATCCATCTTGGGTATCTTCCGGATGAATTTCATCTTATCTGCCGCACCCTGCAGACTCACAGAATCCAGCAATGCAGACACAATGATGTAATCCCTCCCCGCCCCATAAATTATCATATTTGTATTAAAATCATCGCTGACAGTGCATCCTGTGATATCAATTCCATCATACTCCTTGATTCTTTCCCCAAAATCCTTATGCACTATCTGGTAAGGCCTTTCCTCCTCACGCCATATGAAGCCTCCTCCCTGCCTGGCATAGCAATACAGTGTATCGTCCGACAGGTCGCACCAGTAATCCCCCTCTACCGCCTCTTCCTTCATCGGCTCAACATATCTGCAATATATCTTCTGCCCATCCACCAATACGCTTGGGCACTCCTGTATCTTCACATAGGAAGATGGCACGCTGTTCCAGCAGTTATTTGATGTGCTCCACATTTTCAGCACATGAGGCTCTACAGAAATATCAAGCCAGTATTCCGGTACATATTTGCCATCTTCTCCTTGGGGCGGTTCTGTAACCCCTGTATAATACTTATATGGTGTCCCATCCATCTTGCACATGGTGAACAGGATATCGTTCTCCGTCTCATAGGCAAGGCCAAGCTCTGTCACTTCCCCTGTCCTGGTATTGAGCATTACATTATCAGGGAACACGATAAGGTATGCCCCCATCACTGCGAACTGCTTTTCGCTATCCTCCACCTGGCAGGCTTCCTGAAAGTCATAATAAAGTTTCCCGCCATCCACATAAATCAGTTTTTCACCGGCATACAGCCCATTTCCCTTTTCCAGTCTTTTCACCTCTGCCCTCTGCTGCCTGGTGGACAATGCCGGATAGGCATCTGATGTCAGGTTCTGCATATCATAAAATTGATTCCCTGCATACTGGTTCACCTTATCATTATGATTATATCCAAGGAAAGTAGTAACCATATCTCTGCTGGTTGCTATCGCATCCACTTCTGGCAGTTTCATGTAAACCTCCTTACATATTCCTGAATACGGCCGTGCCTCTGGGCTTATGTGTCCTGTAATAGTGATTAGCAAATCCCTGGTATGCTTCATTAAACATCACCGCATCCACGTTATACCGCTTTGTCTCCCCATTGAAGAAATCTATTTTCGACATGAGGTAATATATATACAGCTCACAATATGCATCCGCAAGCAGTTCCTTTCCGCAATCTGTCTTTGCATGGTAGCCGTGGAATGCAAGCAGCGGCTTCCCATCCTCATCCTTTTCCATCTCCCTGCTCAAAATCACTTCATTCCAAATCTTCTGATCCAATTCATCCAGCCAGCATATTTTCTGTGCATCTTCATACTGATTGGGCTTCAATTCATTGCACTTTGCTATTGCTTCCTGAACTTTCATGCTTCCCCCTTCATAAAAGGGCGGTAGTTGCTCACCACCGCCCTTGCACTTAACCCCTGCTATTTCTTTCTGCCTCTTCCATCAGTTCGCTAATCATCTGCTCTGTCCGCATGTCCTGATCTAACGAGCGTTCAATGATTTCAGCCACATCCTCCGGCACTTCCACCTCTTTGCCCCTCTGTATCCTGTATATTGTTCCATTCAGTCCCACAGTCAGGTCATCTTTGTGCCGGTGGTCATAAGGTACCTTTATTTTCACCTTTTTTGTCTTTGGCCGTCTTCTGCTGCCCGCATTCGGAGAAACAGCAGCATCTTTCTTATATTCCTCCAATTGCCTTTTCAGTTCTTCGTTTTCTTTCAGAAGTTCCTGCTCCGCATTCCCTTCCTTGCCCTCCTGTCCAGCATTGATGTCCTGATCCGCTGTGTCCTTCTCTCCATTTCCTCCGGAAGGCTGCTGCCCTTCTTTCTTTTCCAACTCGTCTGGATCTGTTGTGAGTTTTCTAGCCATCTGCTCTCCTTTCTCCCCGGATGCCCGGAGAACCGCTCCTGTTATCAGTTTGCCTCCGTCACGCTTTCATTCATCACAGATACAGATTCAATGCGAATCATATACTGCTCAACCAGGCGTTCCGTTACCGAAATGGCTTTCCACCCGCAAGAGCTTCTCTGGTTCAAGGGGTCATCCCCATAGCCAAGCTGCTTTACGATATGCTGGAGGCCTCCCCCTGCAATTTCCGTTGTCGCATAGGCATGGGCACCCAGCACCAACGTAGAAAAGACTGCCATGCCCTCTGGGCAGGAATCATCCTTCCAGATTTTTGCTTCTGTGCTCTCTACAAAGCGCACGCCTCCAATCTTCCCAATCTCGCCGTTGAAAATATGCTCCTGCTTCCCATATTTCACCACATCAATCCATCCGTCCTGTTCCATAATGTCTTCTGCGACATAGGGATGGATGATTGCAACAAAACTCCCATCAATCTTCTGGGCATTCACCCCTTTCAGAATAGCGGCCGCACGCTTGATTGTGGTAGGAGTCAGGACACAGGTAGCATCCAGCCCTTTCCTGTTTGTCACTGCCGTGCCGTCAGCCTTGGGCTGGTAATATACATTAGTCCCGCCCGCCAGGCTCTCCCGGCAGACAGTATCCAGTGTCCTCCCCGACTGGCTCCCCAGAAGTTTCGTTGCCTGAACCACGTTATTGTCAATGCTTGTCAGCTGCAGCACGTCTGACAGCTGAATCCAGTCACCGTACTGGGCAACTTCTGCAATCATGGTTGTCATATTCAATTTGTTCCCTTTCGGCGTAACACCCTCTGTAATCGGCGTCAGTGCCTTGGGAAGGGAATCATATTTACGGAACTCAATCGTTTTTCCTCCATTCTTCGGAATAGGATACTTGTCGGCAAACTGCTCATGGAGCAATTCCGGCTCTGCCAGATCAATCAGCGTATCCTCATAAAATGTTTTCATTTCCCCGGATAATCCCGGACTTAATGTAGTGTTTGTGTCTGCATCAAACCTCTGCAGATTCAATGCCAGCTTCTTATTGACATTCATATACAATCTCCTTTCTGTCACAGGCGGATTGTCTCTCCTCTCTCCACTCTGCGGATAATTTCTGCCCTATCCTCTTTCGTGAAAGATTTTGCGTCTGTCTTTGCCTGTATCCCCGGCTGACTCCTCATCCCGTTTTCTTTCGGGCGGTTGCCCCTCGCCTGGATATTGTCAACTGTCTGCTGCCTGACCCGGTCTGCCGTGTACTGCATTGCGCCGCCAATGATTTCATCCTTGTGAACTACCTCATAAGCCGTCTTGACATCGATTCCATATTTGAGCAAATCATTGAAATCCTTGTTTTCAACCTCTGCGGCAAAATCAAAATTAGGATAAAACCTTTTTGTCTCCTCGCTCTGCTCCATCCACTGCTGATAGATCTGTGCAGACTGACGCTGACGCTCCGCCTCCTGCCTTGCCCTTTCAAGCGATGCGTTCTCACGCTCCAGCCTTTTCATCTGCTTTAACTGCTCTACAGTTACACCCCGCTCTGCTGCCTCCTCCTCATAAAAGGAATTGTCCTCTTCAATAGCCCTCAGCAATCCTTCTGTATCGGCTGCATTTGCGCCATACTTGCTGGCAAGCATGTCCATAATCGCCATGTGGGATGATAACTGCCCCTGGAGCCTGTCAATTTCCTGCCTGCTCTTTCCAAGGCGTTTCTGCACAATTTCCTTGGTTGCCCTATTGAAATCATCCTTGTACTGCCCTTTAATCAGCTCCTGGAAAGATTTTGGGGAATTGTCGTCCTTCCCCGCCTCTGCCCCGGCGGCAGCATCCTCCTGAATACCATACTGCACGCCCTGCAGATTCCCTTTACGACCTGCTGCCTCCCCGGCGGCGGGAGATGATTCTGCGCCCGCTGCAGCTGCGGTGCCATCGCCGCCCTCTGCAAATCTCTGTAAAAAAAGTTTTTTCATAGTCTATCGTTCCTTTCCGACGTGTCAGGCCTATTGCCAGTTTTCATATTATCAAATGCCCTTTCCAGAATGTAACCCCATTTTAATTAGTCAGCTGCAATTTCCGTCTTGACATATCCGGGATACTCCTCTGACAGCAGCAGGTAGCCCTGTCCTATTGCTTCAAGTGCTTCCCTGGCTTTGTCTGCTCCGTCCCCTGATTTATTCCCAAGAATGCAGGACATATAAAAATTCCCATCATCTTCTACCTGCTGATGGCAGACATTCCGGGAGGACAGCAGATAATTTGCCATTGTATAAGTGATGGCAGACACCCCCGCACACACAATATCCTTTCCCGGTTCTCCATACTCCGCATGGCCGGAGATTGCCACAGAATAGCATCTCCCAGAATAACGTATGCTAATGTCTATCATTCCAAAGCCCTCCCATCCACAGCAGTGCTCTCCCGCACTCTGTCAGCACTCTGCTCTGCCTGGGTTTTTCCTTCCTGGGGAATGGACTGCTGCGGCACCTGCCCTACAATTCCCTGCTCAAAATTCCCCGCCAGCTGCGGCGCCATATCCGTGTTGTTCTGCTGGTCTATGATGCTTGCCATCTGCACCATCTGCTGCTGGAGCATATTTACTTTATCAAATAATGTCCCATTTTCTTTTACCTTCTCAATGATTTTGTCTTTCCCGTCAAAATCCATCATTTCAATACATGCAAGAGTCTGGTCCGTCTGTTCCGGGTTAAAGAATCCTAAATTGTAAAACTGCAGGGCAAGTTCATTCTGGCTCATCCGGCTATATGTGGATTTCTTAGCCGCAGTCACGGTAATGTCAAACACCGGAACCCTGGAATTTAACCCCATGCCAAAATCTTCCTGGGACATCTGAGGCTTCATGCCAGCATTGCTGAAATTTGTGAATTGTATCTTTTTATCTTCCCCGATGATGCGGAAGCATCTCGGCTCATCATAAAATTGCCGGATAAGCTCTATAATCAAATAGCACTCCCTTACAAATGCCCTGTATGCGCTTTTCAGCATATCCCTGGTAAGCTTGCTTCCCGCCTCCATCAATGCAGAAATTGCAGAAGCCGCTGTCACTCCCGAACTGGTGCTTCCCTGGGAAAAATCCCTGTTGCCGGATGTTTCCTTCAATTCGTCAATCTTATTGGCAAGCACCTGAGTATAGATGCCAGACAGCCCAGCATTCTCAATCTGCCGGAAACTGTCTTCCCCTAAATTTCCGTTGGCATGATAGAATGTCCTGGAAGTATCCGAAAACTCCTCCTCATTGATTCCTCCGTCATCCCTCACGATAAATCTGGGCTTTGCCGACCAATGGGAGTTTTCCAAAATGTCTGCATTCATCTTGTCAATATACATCTGGCAGTCCTTCATAATATCAATGTACCCAAACCCGCATGGCGTTCCCTCCGTTACGAAGAGCGTGTCGAAAACAAACGGATATTTTCCATGGTCATAATATCCCCTCTCATATACAGGCTCTTCGCCATCGCCATACTTTGTTCCGTCATTCTCGGAAGCATAAAGCACAGTTTCATTGACATATTTCACATAGTGGAGCACCGTTTTCCCATTTTCCCCCATCTTCTTGTAGTACCAATCCACCACAACAGACTTTTCCGTCGTATCCACTTTGTCATCATATACATACTTGGCGATATTCAGTTCCGGGTTTCCCTTTGCCTGATTATCCAATTCCGGGTACATTGCATTCAGCAGATCATTATCCATCAGGGAAACGTGAAATACATTCCTAGAATCTTGGATATCTGAAATTCCCGGCTCCCAGAATAAATTCAATATGTCACACTTCTTGATATCAATATCTCCCAATCCGTTTTGCTTCTCATTGTTCCAGAACACCCCTTTTACGCCTGTTCCTGTTTTCAATTTATACCACCAGACATCACTGTATACCTGCTCATAATCATTCTGCTCTATGATAACTGGCAGTATGCTTGACAGCGCTTTCGCCGTATTGTCATCATCAATAGCCCTGGGAAGCACAGAAGGCTCCGGGTAATTGTCCATGGCATCCGCATGTTTATTGGCAATAGAATTGAAAAGCCATGCACTTTTAGGCTCTATCGGCGCATCATTTTTTTGCGTTTCCTCATTTGAAGCCCCCTCCGCATTCCTATACATGTCCCAATGGCGCATTTTCCACCACTGTTCATTCTCAATTATCCTGCGCTCCAGATTGGACTTTCCATCCTTATACTTCTTTAACGTTTCTGTTGCTTTCCTGACTTCCTCCTTCCCTATCACCTTCCTTTCCTGCCTTATGTCCATCGCAGGCTGCTCTGGCTCTCCCTCTTCCATAGCACTGATTTCCTCCTCTGTCGGTATCCTCCCCTGCGTTATGCTTTCCTGTTCCTGTTTCTTCTTCTGCTCCTGCGCCTGCATTTCCAGCCCTGCTGCCATCTTCTCATCCTTCTGTTTCTGGCGTCTCGCCGCATTATAACTTACCTTTGCCATCGTCTCCTCCTTATACTCTATATTTCTTCCTGCCCCTGGGCAGCAGATCCAATGGATCGTCTGCAAACTCCCTGTCCTGCTGTTCATTCTTCCGTGGGCTGATCAAATGCTCCATCAGGACATATCTGCACTCATCATAAATATGATCCTCTGTATCCGTGTCGATATCCTCTACATTCGTCTCATCGTATACCAGAGCAGGTATTGTGCGGATAAAATGCTTGCATGAATCAAATACCTGGAACATGGTATCTCCTTCCTCATCAAAAGCAAGCCTGTAATGAAACTGCATTTTCCCCGGTATCCGGTTATTATCGCCTCCCGTCCAGTACACGAAATTTGGGGGTTTCGCCATCATCCTGGCCACGCTCTCCCCCCTGCTCTCGTCAAAGATGGACGGGTCGGCTATCCCATGTATCTTCCTGCCTTTCAGGTTCATATCTTCATTTTCTATTTCAGTAATTTTTTTCGCAATCCTTACAGGATTCCACATCACCCCCTCATTAGGCGTCCCGGTACATCCATACAGCTCACGGATGCGGTACACCTTTCCCTTTTCGTCTATTGCATACCAGCCCACGCTGAAAGGCTTGGCATACCCAAAATCAAAGCCCCTGTATATTTTCCACCATTTAGGTATTCTGAATGGTTTTATCACATGGGTAAATCTCTGGTCGTCATAATGCTTCGGGTCATTTTTCCATTCTGTAAAAACCTGCCCGCTAAAACTATCCCAATCTCCATAGAGAAGTGCTTTCCTCTCTTTTTCCGGCAGCGATGCCAGCGTGGCCAGGTAGCCGGGATCATTTTCAAGCAGCCGCTGGTTGTCAAAAACCGTGGAGGGAATAAATATCCTGCTCTGCACCATTTCCTTCATTTTCCCATCAGGACTCTTGACCTTCACCCTCTGGTTGATCCTCGTCCCTGGCGGGGCAGGTGATATGAAACGTTCTTTTACCCATCCATGCCCGACGCCCCCCGGATTTGCGGTTGCCCTCACATACACTTCCGTTCCCGGGCCTGTGGGGCGGTTTCTTGATTTGATGTAATCATACTGCGTATATGTGAACTGCGTCAGTTCGTCAAAAGCTATAAAATCATACGGCTTTCCCTGATAATTGTACTTGTCCTTCTCGTACTGCACATGTCCAAAAAATATCTTTCCCCCGCTGGGGAAACGCCACATTTTCTTGTTCTCTATGTATTTCGCACCGGGAAACGCCGCTTTGTATAATTCAACGCTTCTGGCAATTAAAGCCTCCAGCTGCGGAAATGTCCTCCTTAAAACCAGCCCCCGGTAATTCCTGATATGCACCTGCCTTAACGCCTCCACCAGAAGCGCATCGCTTTTTCCTCCCCCGGCCGCACCACCATACAGGGCTTCGTCTTCCGTGGTTTCCATAAATTCCATCTGTTTTTCCTGGGGTGTCCATATCACATTTTCATTCTTCATCCAAGTTTCCCTCGTCTAAAAAAATTTCTTTTTTTCCGCTTTTCTCTATTCTCGGTGCCAGGACTATTACTCCTGCATTTCTGCCCTCTTCCCCCTCGTCCGAATCACCATACATGTTTTTGATTGCTGCAGTTAAATCCTTTATGGCTGCAGTCACATCCCGTATCGCCTGGGTATCATATTTTTTCATCAGCCTTTCTCCCACGATAATCCCCTTGTCCTTGCTGATATGGCGCCGGAACTGGTTGCCGTCCCCCATCATTTCATTGATGCTGTCTGCCATCTTAGCCACTGCCGATTTTATCTGCAGCATATGGTCCACATCTTTCTCCTCCTGACGCGCGAGGGATTTCGATACAACTTTGTTCTGATATTGTTTTCTCTTTTCTACCCATCTTTCCTCCCTGCTATGGTTCGCCACCTGTGACCTGGAAACCCCATATTTTTCCGATATTTCCCTTATTGACACATCCGATGTAATATACTCTTTTTTCATCTTCGGCCAGTCGGCTTTTTTCTGCTTCTTTCTGGGCACAATACCACCCCCTTTCTGATATATTACAAGAACTGTCCCGATTTTTTCGCCCCTGTTTTTTTAGCCTGTTGCCAAAAACAGCCAGCGGACAGCATTTCACCGTCCGCTGGCTGTTTTCATCATCTTCCTATCTTTCCCCAGGCTCTCCTGAAAGCCTGCGTCACCCTGTCCCACTCTTCCAGCAATTCTGAAATTTTCATTTCTTCTACTTTCTCCACAATATACCTGCCTTTGACTTTGCTCCGGCTTTTTGCATATGCCGATATCTGCTTGGTCTTTATTCCAATCTTCCTGCTTATCTGTACTCCTGTATAAATCCCTAGTTCTCTTTGTGTATCCGTATCATACAGACGGTATTTTACCGGTTCCTTCATCTTTTTGACCTCCCAGATATTTTTCCTCCACTGATTTTTTTATCGGGCATCCTTCCCCAAACCCCCGGCACTTGGTTTCCTGAAAATATTCTTTCTGCAGGCTCCCGGCAAAATTCAATGTTACCTGCATTCCCTCAAGGAAACCCTCACACCTTATTTTCTTCTCACTCTCTGATATGTAATATGGACATTTTGTTTCAGCAGTGTTTTTTCCCCTAAAGCTCATTCTTGCTCCTTCCCCGGACTGCTGCCCCTTAATTTCTTAAAACTACTATCCCTTGCTCTCTTCGGACTGCTGCCCCTTTGCAATCCGGCCCACGCCACTGTGGAGGATATTCACCAGTTCCGCTTCCAGGGGCCTTTCTGATTTTCTCCCGCAGATATTGTTTACCATTGCTATCCCTTTCTCCGTGATGGAGTACTGGCCACAAAAGGCTTTGGCTTCATCACAGTCGCAGATTAGCTTTGCCGCTACCCTGCTATCCTGCCTCGCCTTTCTCATAGTCTTTTCGTCTGCCTGCAGAACCTGCCCGCAGAAATCGCACATGCACTCCGTCAAATTATTTTCCTGTTCCATCAGTCTGCCTCCTTTATTTCCTGTCCTGTCATTCTTTACCACTCCAATCTATGGCTTTCCCGCAATTAGGGCAGAAATTATATTTTTCATAGTCAATTTCGTACCTCGTGCCACAATCAGGACAGTCATACATGTCGTATATCATATTGCCATCATTATCAACTCCATCCCCAATCAACTGCGGTTTCTCTGCCCTATGCTTCTCCAATGCTTCCTGGCACTCCTCCACCGTGCCGATTTTTCGATACGCCATCACCTCTCTGCTTAGTTCCTGGTACATTTTATCTATTTCCAACATCTGCCCCGGGGCAAGGTCTGTATCTTCATATCTCATCAGCCGTTCCCGCAGGTCAGCCATTGCCATATCCTTCACCTCTTTACTGCTTGTCAGCTTATGCATAACCTCCTCCTTTCATCTTCCCATCAAAGCCTGTCTCTTTCAAACCTCCTGTGCCTCGCATGAATTACATGCTCTCAAAACTTCTTCTTGGCAAGCATTTATATCCGCCATAGGAACATTGAACATATTGCAAATTTCAATAGCCTTTTTAAAATCGTCATCAATATATGCCTCCAAAACTTCTGTCAAGCCAATGCTTACATCATCGGATGTTTCAGCCTCCATATCGTAATGCCTATAATTGAAGCTCTGGCTTTCCCTATCGTATGTCGGATATGTAAAA